TGCCGCTGGCCGTGGTGGCGCGGCGGATTGCCATAAATGACTGCGCGATGTCGAGATGTCCGGCGTCAAACTCCAGACGCCCGCTGCTGATGATGTCGAACGCCTTAAGCACCAGTGCGTTTTTCACGTTCGGGTTATAAACAAACTCCTTCACCGCCGGGAAAAACATCTTCACGTTTTCGTACACGCCGAGGCCGACGCCGGTGGAGTCGATGCCGATATAGGTCACGTTGTACTGCTGCGTCAGCTTTTTGATGGACTCTGCCTGCGCGCGGAAGTCCATGCCGCGCCACTGGTGGCGCTCCAGAATGCGGAACTTGCCGCCCGGCACGGCAGGCGGAGCGATTACCACGCACCCGGCGCTGTCGCCGTTCTGGGTCCCTTTCGCCGGGTCGTAACCGATCCACACTTCGCGCCAGCCGAACGGGCGCAGCGCCAGCGCTTCGAAGTCGGCCCACACCTCCCAGCTGTCCACCATGCACTTCTGCAGCAGCTGCAGCGGGAACACGGACGCCAGATCGTCCACGAATTCGCACATCAGCAGGTTCTGGTATTCCGGCGGGCTGTATTCGAGTCGCAGCTGGTCGAGGTCAAACAGGTTACAGCCGCCGCGCACGGCGTCCTCAACGGTGACAATCTGGCGGAACTGCCCGTCATCGCAGAAGCGGCCCGGCGACAGGTTCATGTGCGACAGGTCGATGTCTACGCGGTCAGCTTTGGCGCGGCCCCGGTTGAACAGGCCGCCGGACCAGAACGGATAGGCGCTGTGCGTGAGGCTGGACGGTGTGGAGAAATAGGTCTGGCGCCACTTCTTATGTAGCGCCATACCGGACGCCACCTTGCGCAGCTCCTGAAACTTCGGGATCCAGAAGTATTCATCCAGGTACAGATTGCCGTGATAGCTCTGCGCGGTGCGGGCGTTGGTGCCGAGGAAGTACAGGCACGCGCCGTTGCTGAGCGTCATCGGGTCGCCTTTCAGCTCTACGTCCACCTCTTTAGCGAACTCAATGATGTACTGTTTGAAAACGTGCGCCTGCGCCTTGCTCGCTGAAAGGAAAATCTGGTTGCGTCCTGTGGTCAGCGCATCCAGCAGCGCCTCACGCGCAAAGTAGTAGGTGGCACCAATCTGGCGCGACTTGAGCACGTTGCGGATGCGGTGCTTGTTGCCCGCGTCCCACCACTGGCGCTGGTAGCCGAACATGGAGCCGTGGAAAATCTCCTGCAGCTTCTCCACCTGCTCGTCGGTAAACACATTCTTTTCCGGCGGCTTGCGCGGCCCGCTGTTGCGGTTCGCCACGTTCGGATTGAGATCCGCCTCGTTGCCGCCGTTGCTGAACTTGCCGATGCGGGCATGGCGCTCGGACTGACGCGCCAGCAGGTCAATCTCCTTAAAGTCTCTCCCTTCTTTTGTCTCCTTCATGATGAGCTGGCAGTAGCGCGCGGCGGTGGTCAGCTGCATCTGGTCAAGCGGGCCATAGTCGCCCCACTTGTCGCGCTTCTTCCAGCTGTGAACGGTTGCGGGTTTCTCTCCCAGCATTTCAGCAATGCGGGCGATGCGGTATCCCTGAAAGTACAGCAGCATGGCCTGCCTGCGGGGATCGAGGTCTTCGGGGGCGAGTGTCGTTGTCATGGCCCCAAAATACGGCCCCGCCGAAGCCTTTTCTGCCGTCTGCCGTTGTGTGGCTGCCCGCACAACGTGCCCGCATTGTTTCGACCCCCTCTGAACCGCAAACATAAGGCTTCAAAGCGATTTACCCAACGGAGCCTGATCTATGGCAGTTAAAGCAAAGCGTTTTCGTATCGGGGTGGAAGGTGCCACCACGGACGGGCGCGAAATTTCCCGTGAATGGCTGGAGCAGATGGCCGCCGCCTACAACCCGGCGGTTTACACCGCGACCATCAATCTGGAACACATCAAATCGTACTCGCCGGACAGCACCTTTAACCGTTACGGCACGGTCAGCGCGCTGGGAACGGAAGAGATCATCGACGGCCCGCTTTCCGGAAAGCTGGCGCTGTATGCCGACATCCTGCCGACGGATTCCCTTGTGGCGCTGGTAAAGCAGGGCCAGAAGCTTTTCACCTCCATGGAAGTCAGCACCAAGTTTGCCGACACCGGCAAAGCCTATCTGGTTGGCCTAGCTGCCACCGACGACCCGGCAAGCCTCGGCACAGAGATGCTGGCCTTCAGCGCGAGCGCGCAACACAACCCGCTGGCAAATCGCAAACAGCACCCGGAAAACCTTTTCACAGCCGCCACCGAAACCGTGATCGAACTGGAAGGAGTGGAGGACAAGCCCGCGCTGTTTGCCCGCATCACCGCGCTGTTCAGCAAAAAGCAGGTGTCCGACGACGCACGCTTTTCTGACGTGCATCAGGCGGTGGAGTTGGTTGCTACCGAGCAGCAGGAATTCAGCACCCGCACCGATAAGGCGCTGGGCGAGCAGGCGGATCGCCTGAGCCAGCTGGAATCCCTGCTGGAAACACAGGTGAACGATTTCACCGAACTAAAGCAACAGCTGGGCCGCGAAGACAGCCGCGCCGATTACCGCCAGCGCGCGCCGGGCAGCGGCGCGCCAGCTGCACACCTTACCAACTGCTAAAGGAGCAGCAACCAATATGAAAACTAAAACCCGTTTTGCCTTTAACGCCTACCTGATGCAGTTGGCAACCCTGAACGGCGTGCCGGTTGAGGCGCTGGCGAGCAAGTTCAGCGTAGAACCAACCGTGGCGCAGACGCTTGAAGATACCATTCAGCAGTCGGCGGCATTTTTAACGCTAGTTAACGTTGTTGGGGTGGATGAGCAGTCCGGCCAATTGCTGGGGCTTGGCGTTGGCAGCTCGATTGCTGGCACCACCGACACCACCGCTAAAGAGCGTGAGCCAACAGACCCGATGCAGATGATCGGCATTGAGTACAAGTGCGAGCAGACCAACTTCGATACGGCGATCACCTACGCGAAGCTGGACATGTGGGCGAAGTTCCAGGACTTCCAGACCCGTATCCGTAACGCCATCGTGCAGCGTCAGGCGCTTGACCGAATCACAATCGGCTTTAATGGCCTGGTCCGCGCCAAAACATCTAACCGCGTCGAAAATCCGCTGCTACAGGATGTTAATAAGGGCTGGCTGCAAAAGCTGCGCGAGGACGCGCCGGACAACGTGCTGGGCAGCAAAACCGCCAACGGCGAAACCACTTCTGAGCCGGTAAAAGTGGGCAAAGGTGGCGTGTATGCCAACCTTGACGCGCTGGTGATGGATGCGGTTAACGAGTTGATTGATCCCATTTTCCAGGACGACGACGAACTGGTGGTGATCTGCGGCCGCGAGTTGCTTTCTGATAAGTATTTCCCACTGGTGAACAACCAACAGGCCAACTCTGAGAAGCTGGCCGCCGACATCATTATCAGCCAGAAACGCATGGGCGGCCTGCAAGCGGTGCGGGCGCCGTACTTCCCGGCCAACGCCGTACTGATCACCCGCCTGGATAACCTGTCAATTTACTGGCAGGAAGAAACCCGCCGCCGCTCGGTGATCGATAACCCTAAACGTGACCGCATCGAAAACTTCGAATCGGTCAATGAGGCCTACGTGGTTGAGGATTACCGCTGCGCCGCGCTGGTTGAAAACATCACCATTGGTGAGTTCTCCACAGATGCTGGCGCGGGAGCGTAAGCCATGAGCCTGAGTCCCGCACGGCAGCACCGCCAGCGCGTCCAGGCTGAACAGGCCGCCCGTCAGGGCGGCAGTGTTCGCCACGCCAGCGGCTATGAGCTGATGCTGATGCAGCTTGGCGAAGACCGCCGCCGTCTCAAGGGCATTCAGTCCACAGTGAAGAAGGCCGAAATAAAGGTGGAAGTCCTGCCGAAATATGTGGCGTGGGTGGACGGCGTGCTGGCCGCCGACGGCGCGCAGCAGGACGACGTGCTGATGTACGTAATGCTGTGGCGCGTTGATGCCGGTAATTATGCCGGGGCGCTCACCATTGGCCGCCACGCTATCCGCCACGGCTGGTCAATGCCGCAGGGCTTTAGCCGCAACGTTCAGACGCTGCTGGCCGAGGAGATGGCCGACGCTGCTAAAAACGCCCTAGTGGCAAAAACCGACTTTGACCCCGACCTGCTGATGCAGACGCTCGACGTGATCGGCGATCTGGATATGCCCGATCAGTCGCGCGCCCGCCTGCACAAGTCGCTCGGCTGGGTGCTGCGCGAAAGCCAGCCGGTTTCCGCGCTGAACCATCTGCAGCAGGCCATGCAGCTCGACGAGCGCTGCGGGGTGAAAAAAGACATTGAGCAGCTGGAGCGGAAAATCCGCAACGCCAGCTGATAACCGGACGTGCCCACGCGCGGGGCGGCACGGGGTGGCGACAGGCAGCGCCGCATCAAAACCCCGTCCACCGCCCACCTATTCAGGAGAAATAAGGCATGCAGTTTGTAGCGCCGGAAAAGGCGACGGTAACGCCGGAAATTATCCCCAACAACTCATTTTGGCCGGACATCGATCTGGCGACGTTTCGCAGTGTCATGCGCGTTGACGGTACGGTGACGCCGCAGCGTCTGAAGCAGGTGGTGCTCACCGCGATGGCGGAAGTGAACGCGGAGCTTTATCCGTGGCGCGAACAGCAGGAGCTGCGCGGCTTTAACGGTCTGGCCGATGTACCGGCGGAGCAGCTGGCAGGGCGTAGCGTGCGTCTGCATCACTATGAAAATGCGGTGTGGTGCTGGGCGCGCGCGGTGCTAAACGAGCGTTATCAGGATTTTGACGCCACCGCTGCCGCTGCGAAGCGCGGGGAAGAGCTGGAAGACGCCACCGGCGACCTGTGGCGCGACGCACGCTGGGCAATCAGCCGCGTGCAGAACGCGCCGCACTGCACCGTTGAGCTGATCTGATGAAGGTGCGCGCGCAGCAGTACGACACGGTGGACGAAATCTGCTGGCGTCACTACGGGCGCACGCAGGGCATGACGGAGCAAGTATTGCAGGCTAATCCGGGGCTGGCGGAGCACGGCCCCTTTTTACCGCACGGGCTGGAGGTGGAGCTGCCGGACGTGACGACGGCCGCCACCGTGCAGGCCGTCCAGCGTTGGGACTGAATCATGTGGGAAAGAATCCGCGCCGGGATCGTCTGGTTTATTGCTGTCGGTATGGCATGGCTGGGCGACCTGTCGCTAAAAGACGTTTCAACCGTGGCCGGGGTGTTAATTGGCCTGCTAATGGCAATTATCAGCTGGTACTACAAACGCAAAACCTATCAGTTGCTGGCCGCCGGGCGCATCACACGGGAGGAATATGAATCTGCAAACCGTTAAGCGCTGCACCGTTGGCGTTGTGCTACTCATTGCCACGACGATGCCGGGTTTCCAGCAACTGCACACTTCTGTCGAGGGGCTAAAGCTAATCGCCGATTATGAGGGCTGCCGCCTGAAGCCGTACCTGTGCGACGCGGGCAAGTGGACCGACGGCATTGGTAACACCGTCGGCGTGGTACCGGGCCGGACCATCACCGAGCGGCAGGCGGCGGGGAATTTCATCACCAACGTGTTACGCGTTGAGGCGGCACTGGCGCGCTGCGCTGCGGTTTCCATGCCGCAGCCGGTCTACGACGCGCTGGTGTCGCTGGCGTTTAACGTCGGCACAGGCAACGCCTGCGGCTCAACGATGGTGACGCTCATTAAACAGGAGCGCTGGCGCGATGCGTGTTATCAGTTGCCGCGCTGGGTGTACGTGAAAGGCGTATTTAATCAGGGGCTGGATAACCGGCGACAGCGTGAACTGGGATGGTGCTTAAAAGGAGTATCAGCATGATGCGCGCGCTGGCGGCGATAGTGCTCGTTCTGATTGCCGCCCTTGGTGTGCAGTCGTGGCGGCTCAGCGCCGCCCACAACAAAATCGATGCGCAGGTGAAGGACTTAGCCGCGCAGGGTAAAAAGCTGTCGCAGAAAAACGGCCAGCTGATTGCCCTAAACATTCTGACGCAGACCAGCAGCCGGGCGCAGACGCAGCTTTATGCCGCCGCCGAGCAGAACGGCACGCTGCTGCGTGACCGGCAGCGCACCATTGAGGAACTTAAACGTGAAAATGACGAGCTTCGCCGCTGGGCTGATGCCCCTTTGCCTGATCCTGTTATCCGGATGCGCCAGCGTCCGGCCCTCACCGGAGGTCAGTCTTACCGTGAGTGGCTGTCCGCGAATCACCCCGTGCCGCCTGGACGAAGCCGCGCCGCGCCGTAATGGCGACCTGCTGGCGCAACTGGACGACACCGAGGCCGCATGGGCGGCCTGCGCCGACAAGGTAGACACCATCATCAGCTGTCAGGATAAAGACGATGAACAAGCCGCAGTCCTTGCGAAACGCCCTGAATAAAGCCGTGCCCTACGTGGCCGACAACCCGGACCGCCTGCACCTGTTTGTGGATAACGGTGCGGTGGTTGCAACCTCCGCCACGTCGATTTCATGGGAGTACCGCTACACCCTGAACGTGGTGGTGACGGACTTCACTGGCGACCAGAATCTGCTGATGGCGCCCGTTTTATTCTGGCTCGGCGTCAATCAGCCTGACGCC